TAAAAGGTATAGTAATACCTTTAGTATTGAGTTTAATAGCAGCTTATGGTATTAGTGAAGTACAAAAAATAATAGAAAAATCAAAAATAGACCCTAAGGCTGCTTTTGATGAAATAAAAGATCTAATTACTTGTCCTGTAATAGCTGAAATAGATAAATTAATAGCTACTAAAAATAAACTAGTTAAAAAAATTAATAGTACTCTTAAAGTAATTAATTCCACAACTGATACTCTAACTAAAACAGAAGAAATTTTATCATTTACATCCCCAGCAATTAAAATAATACGCCAATTACCAACCCCAGTAGCAATTGCTGGAGTTGGAATCCCGTTAAATGTTATTACTGGTGTACAAGATGTTCTTAAATTTTTAGATTCTTTAGTAGAAAAATTACTTTATATTAATTCTACTACTTTAGCAATCTTAAATCTATTAAAAGGAGTTTTATCTCAAGTTCTTGATTTTTTAAATTTATTAGATCTTTTAACTCAATTTTGTTATCCAAACACTGAACAAGATCAAATTTCAAGAGAATTAACAGCTTTAACTCAACAACAAGCTCAACAAACATCTCCTGTGGTTACAAATGTAAATGGATTTGAAATGGGGGTTGAAACCGAACCTACAACAAATCCATTAAAACGAAGAAGAGCAATAGCTCGTAATCAACAAGGAGTAATTATGTTAAAAGGAGAGTGGTCTTATAGCTCAATTGATCAGATATTAATAGATGAACTAGTATTTTATATACAACAAAATAATTTAAAACCAAATTAATCCAATATTTATAATTATATGAAACCAAGTGAATTTAAAAAAATTATTAAAGAAGCAGTAAAAGAAGCAATCCAAGAGGAATTGAAAGATATTCTACTTGAGGCAGTTAAAACACCTAAACAAATAGTTAGAGAATCATATATTGCTCCTCAACAAGCACAACCTACAATTGGAACCCCTCCAGCTATTACAATGGATAAAAGACAAGCTTATATGGATATTTTAGGAGAAACTGCTTTAAGTTTTACTTCAAATGATGTAGCTAGATTTAATCCTATGGGAACAGATCCTATAAATGGAAATTTAGGAGAAGGTGAGGTAGGAATGGATCAAATAATGAGTTTAATGAATAATAAATAATGGCTTTTAATCCCCAACAAATATATCCAATTGACTTAAACGCTAGTAAAGCGGTTGGGGTTAATATTCCCTTTTCAGGACCAGCTGTTTTTATTTCAAATTATTTAACTAAGGATGCTATAAAAAACAACCTAATCAATTTTTTCCTTACTAATCCTGGGGAAAGATATTTAAATCCAAATTCTGGAGGTGGGTTAAGAGCATTTATATTTGAACAAATTACAAATGATAATTTAGATTTTCTTAGAGAAGACATTAATAAAAAAATATCAAATTATTTTCCTAACATATTAGTTAATGAACTAACAGTTACAGGACAACAAGATACAAACCAAATAACAGTAGTGTTAAAATACTCAGTATTAAATACTAATATTACTGATAATTTAGAAATACAAATATAATAATGGCTACAACTAATAGAGATATAAAATATATAAACAGAGATTTTTCTGATTTTAGACAACGTTTGATCGAATATGCACAAACATATTTCCCAAACACCTACAATGATTTCTCTCCATCTTCTCCAGGGATGATGTTTATGGAACAAGCATCTTATGTTGGTGATGTTTTAAGTTTCTATTTAGATAATCAATTTCAAGAAAATTTTATCCAATATGCTCAACAAACAAATAATATATTTGATTTGGCTTACATGTTTGGATATAAACCTAAAACTACAGGTGTTGCTCAAGCTACTATTGATTTTTATCAACAATTGCCTTCAATAAATGATGGTACGGGTAATTATGTGCCTGATTATAATTACGCTATTACCATCAACGAAAATTCAACGGTATCCGCCCAAAGTGGTATATCTTTTATTATCCAAGATAAACTAGATTTTTCTATTTCTAGTTCTCAAGACCCAACAGAAGTATCTGTTTATCAAATTTCAGGTAATACCCCTCAATATTTTCTATTGAAAAAAAGTAGAAATGCTATTTCATCTACTATAAAAACCCAAACATTTACATTTACAGTTCCTCAACAATTTTCTACAATCAGTATTACAGATACAAACATTGTGGGAATTTTAGATATAATAGATTCTGATGGGAATAAATGGTATGAGGTAGATCATTTAGGTCAAGAAATGGTATATGATCCTATCACTAATACTAATATAAATGATCCTAATAATAGTACTAATGGAGAGGTTCCATATATCTTAAGACTTAAAAAAGTACAAAGACGATTTGCAACACGTTTTAATTCTTTAACTAATTTACAAATCCAATTTGGAGCAGGAACTTCAACAGATAGTGATGAAGAAATTATTCCAAACCCAAATAATGTTGGTATTGGATTACCTTTTACAAAAAATAAATTAACATCTGCTTATTCACCTTCAAATTTCTTATACACTAGTACTTATGGTATTGCTCCTTCAAATACAACATTAACAGTAAGATATTTAGTTGGAGGAGGAGTTGCATCAAATGTTAACTCAAATACATTAACTAGTTTAAACACTAATAACTCTAAGTTTAATAACATAAACCTAAATACCACTACAGCAAACATAGTATTTGCTTCTCTAGCAGCCACAAACCCAGATGCAGCATCTGGAGGAAGAGGTGGGGATACAATAGAGGAAATTAGACAAAATACTTTAGCTTTAGTAGCATCTCAACAACGTGCTGTTACAGCAGATGATTATTTAATCAGAGCTTTAAGTATGCCCTCAGATTATGGTTCAATTTCTAAAGCATATATTGAACAACCTAAATTAACAGATAATCAGGTTTCAACTATTGAAACATTAAATTTATATACTTTATCATTAAACTCTCAAGGTCAATTAGATTATGCCTCTACGGTTTTAAAAAATAACCTAAGAACTTATTTATCCCAAAATAGAATGATAGGTGATAATCTTGAAATTAGAGATACTTTTATTATCAATATTGGAGTTAATTTTGAAATTATAGTATTACCTGAATATAACAACAATGAGGTACTTTTAGCATGTATAACTGCTCTTCAAACATATTTTAATATAAATAATTGGCAGATAAATCAACCAATTATGTTGAGAGATTTATATATCTTATTGGATAAAATTAAAGGTGTTCAAACAGTAAAAACTATCTCAATAGAAAATAAAGCAGGAACTACCTCTGGTTATTCAGCATATGCATATGATATACCAGGAGCTACACAAAACCAAGTAATTTATCCATCATTAGATCCAAGTATTTTTGAAGTAAAATATCCTAATTTAGATATTAAAGGTAAAGTAGTACCTTTATAATATTTATAATAAAATGGCTGTTTATAAAATATTTCCTTACAAGGATGCTACCCTATACTCATATTATCCCTCAATGAATGCTGGGATAGATGCTATTAGTGAAATTTTCAATACCATTACCTTAGAGGGAACTCCAGACATATCTAGATTCTTAATGCAATTTCCAACAGAAGAAATTGTAGACATAATAAATAATAAGATTAGTGGTTCAAGTTGGAATGTATATTTAAAATCGTTTGTAGCTACTGCTCAAGGTATTTCAACAGATTACACTTTAGAGATATATCCTGTTGCTCAAGATTGGAATAATGGTACTGGAGAATTTTTAGATATGCCTCAAACAACAGACGGAGTATCTTGGGGATTTACAAATTACTCTGGTTCTGGACTATGGAGTGGAAGTGGGAATGTAGGGACTGAATTATTTACTAGTTCATATGATCCATCATACGCTACTCAAGGAGGAGGAAACTATTTTTACTCTGGCTCAGGAGTACCTTCATACCGTGTAACTCAATCATTTGATTTAAGAAGTAATAAAGATTTATTAGTTGGAGTTAAAACTATAGTTAGTAAATGGTACAGTGGTTCTTTACCTAATTATGGATTTATCACTAAATGGGATAGTACTATTGAATTTAACCCATCATTATATGTCCAACCTATATTAAAATATTATAGTGTTGATACTAATACAATTTATCCTCCACAATTAGAGTTTAGATGGAATGATTATTCAACTGTATTAACAGGTTCATTAACAGGAAGTATCGTTACAACCTCAAATATCAAAATGGCCCTGAATGAAAATCCAGGAACATTTTA